GTCGTTTTGTTTTTACAATCCATGCTGTCCGACAATATGATAAAGGAACAAACTGATGAGTGAAGAACAGGTAGCTGAAGTCTCGGGCGCGGAAGGCGCTGAGGTAGCTCAGTCTGATTGGCGAGATAGTATCCCCGAAGATGTCAGGGGTCATCGATCGCTTGAGCACATCCACGATATCGGTGCTTTGGCAAAGAGTTATGTCCATGCTCAGTCAATGATTGGCGCTGACAAGATTGCTTTGCCCGGCAAGTCGGCAACTGATGAGGATTATCGACAAATCTTCCAAAGGCTTGGGCTCCCGGAAACCAGCGAGGGGTATGAGATTACTCACAATATTCCAGAGGGTGAGCAGACAGATCAGGGTATGGTTGATTGGTTTGCATCAGCTGCACACGAAGCAGGGCTCACACAACGTCAGGCGCAAGCATTAGCAAATCAATGGAATCAGAAAGCCATTGAGGGCGCTCAAGCAGATCAACTTGACTATGAGTCTTACGTTGGCGAAGTCGAGCGCGAGTTGCGCACTGAATATGGTCCGGCATACACAGATGCTTTGAACCTGGGTAACGATGTGATTGATCAGTTTGGCGACGCTGAGTTTCTTGAGCTCCCTTTAGCAGATGGCACATTGATGGGGGATAACCCACAGGTCATCAGACTCCTAGCAAACATCGGTTCGTATATTGCTGAGAAGGTTGGCGAGGACACAATCATTGGCGCGAAATCAACCAACGCAATGACTCCAATTGAGATTGAAAGGAAGATTGAAGAGCTGCAAGCAAAAGGCAGTCCATACTGGGATATCAAAAGCAGTCACCGTCCAAGCTATGTGAAACAGGTGAACGAGCTTATGGAAATGCTGTACCCAGATGAGAGCCAGAATGGGTGACCGTGACTTTAAACTTGCAGTTTTGCGTTTGACGTTAGAGAATGGAACAGGCGCTGTATTTCAGGATCGACTGAAAGCAGCGCAAGAGAATCTGGAGTGGTGCTTAGCTCCCCTTGATAAACCTCGGTCCAAGGCAGCCGCACCGCGAAAGAGAAAGAATCCAGGACAAGCGGAAGCCCCTGGCGCTGACAGAGTACTGTTTACAATTGAATAAATAATCGTCCTGTTTCACAGGGTAGCGAGAAGGTTTTTTTCTAGCTAAGTGGAAGGGGACAGATATGTCTACACAAATTACAACTGCGTTTGTGAATCAGTTCTCCAGCAATGTCACTCTGCTCTCACAGCAGCGGGGATCATTACTGCGTAGTGCAGTCAGCGAGGAGTCTGTCACAGGCGAAAAAGCTTTCTTTGATCAAATTGGTGCATCAGCAGCCATCAAGCGTACGTCACGTCATTCCGATACTCCTATTGTGGACACTCCGCACTCCAGGCGTATGGTGACAATGGATTCGTATGAATGGGCTGACCTGATTGATGATGCTGACAAGGTTCGTTTGTTGATTGATCCGACATCAGCCTATGCTCAAACAGCCGCAAACGCGATTGGCCGAGCGATGGACGATGCGATTATTTCGGCGGCCACCGGAGCAGCAAGCACAGGAAAGGCTGGTACAACCAGTACATCACTGCCAACAACCCAGCAAATCTTTGCTGATGGCGATGTTGGTTCTGATGGTGGTGGTACAGATGCTGATTTAACAATTGCTAAATTGTTATCGGCAAAAGAGATTCTGGATAAGAACTCAGTCGATCCTTCAATTCCACGTTTCATCGTGGTTGGTCCTGCTCAGATCTCATCACTGCTTTCAACGACTCAGGTAACATCGAGTGATTTCAATACTGTCAAAGCGTTAGCGCAAGGCCAGGTTGATTCATTCCTTGGATTCCAGTTCATCGTCAGTAACCGTCTTGCACTCAACTCATCAAACAATGAGAGAACCTGTATTGCGTTTGCTTCTGATGGGATCAAGCTAGCGGTCGGCAAAGATGTGATGGCTCGGATTGAGGAGCGCGCTGATAAGAGTTTCTCCACCCAGGTTTACTACTGTGCAACTTTCGGTGCGACTCGCATGGAAGAAGAGAAGGTAGTTTCAATCATCTGTGATGAAGACGCATAAGGAGATAAATCATGGCGAATGTAAATCAAACTCTCGCGTCAAACTTTGTTGCTGATCCTCAGGTCATGTCGCCAGCGCATCAACTGGCTGGTTCAATGCGTGTCGCTTGTGGCACGATTGCTCTGGCTTCTGGCGACCTTAGTGCTGGCGATACTGTAATGTTGGCCCCTGTGCCTACGAATGCAGCGGTGATCAGCATCAAGATCTTCTGCGATGACTTGGACTCTGGGACAACCAACACCTGCGATGTTGGCTTGTATACCTCAGATGGCGAGGTCACAGCGAAAGATGATGATGCGTATGCGAGCGCGATTACTGATCTACGCGGTGCAATCACCGTTGGATTAGAGGTTGCGTTTGAGGCAAGAGACATCAACAAGATGGGTCAGCAAGTATGGCAGGATGCGGGTCTTTCAGCAGATCCAAACGAGCAATACTTCATCGGCTTAAAGTTTGATGCCGCTGGTGATACCGCAGGAGATTTCTCCTTCATTATTACCTACGTTGTTGACTAACAGACAGGGGCAGCAATGCCCCTTTTCTGAGGAAATACGATGGCTTCAGTCGTTGATATATGTAACAGTGCGTTAAACCAGGTTGGCGCGTCGAACATCATCTCACTGACTGAAGACAGCAAATCTGCCCGAATCCTGAACCAGCGTTATGACTTTGTGCGTGATGCTGTGTTCAGGGCTCATCCCTGGAATCCTCTGATCACCAGAGTGGTGCTAGCTCCTGATGCGACTGCACCCGCTTTCGAGTTCACAAATCAGTTCACTTTACCCACAGACCCATTTTGTCTGCGAGTCCTGAGCTTTGACTTTCACGATATTGTTTATCGGGTAGAAGGCAGAAAGATTTTGTGCAGCGAAGATACCATTAATCTCCTGTATGTCGGGAGGATCACCGACCCAAATCAATATGATACGCTTTTAATCGAGACCATTGCGGCAGCACTGGCAGCTGATATCGCGTATCCTTTGGTGGGAAGCACAACGCTTGCACAGCAGTTCCGAATTATCTATGAAGACAAGCTTAAAGAGGCTCGGTTTGTTGATGCAACCGAAGGAACTCCAGCCAGTATAACCAGTGTCACTGATAGTGGTAGCATTGAGGCAGATACGTTTATCAGATCGAGGTTCTGATGGCGAAGGCTAGCCCCACCTTTTCAAACTTCACCGCTGGTGAGCTTTCGCCTAAGCTTGATGGTCGCACAGAGCTACAAAAATATTTCAACGGTGCAAAGCAACTTCAAAACTTTCTTGTTGTTCCTCAGGGTGGTGCAACACGCAGACCAGGTACTCAGTTCATTGCTGAGACCAAGACCAGCGCAAATGCTGCAAGGCTTATTCCATTTGAGTTTAACGTCACTCAGGCTTATGTCCTTGAGTTTGGAAACAACTATTTTCGCATCTTCAAGGACGGTGGACAGGTTGTTGACGGAAGTAGTAACCCAATCGAGGTTACGACTACATACACATCTGCTCAGCTACAAGGCCTAAAGTTTGCTCAGTCTGCTGATGTGATGTTTATAGTGCATCCAGATCACAAGCCCAGACAGATCACTCGGACAGATCATGATGCCTGGACAATCACGGATGTGGCATTTCGTCGAGGCCCAATGCTTGATCCACAGCTTGATGGGACGACACTGACCGCTAACGGCAGAACTGGGACGGGTGTAACCATTACCGCAAGTGCGAATACATTTGCGTCTACAGATGTCGGTCGTCTTGTAAAGCTGCATGATGGGTTTGCAGAGATCACCGCTTTCACAAGTGCAACGTCAGTCACAGCAACGGTCAAAGAGAATGAAGATCGTCGGTCAGAACTGATGCCATCGATGACCGCGACGACTATTTCTTTTCATGAGGGCGACCCAAGCAGCACAGGTCTTGAGCACAATGATCGCTTACAGGACTCGGCTGGTGGATTCTTGAGTGAAGGCTTCAAGGTTGGGATGAAGGTCACCATTACTGGAAGCACCAGCAACAACAAGACTTCTGCGCTGATTGTCACCGTCACCGCAGATACCATATTGTTTGCGCCTTCCGTTGACCTGGTTGATGAGGCAGCAGGAGATACAGTCACAATCAATGGCGACCTGGTGGCTGATGATGAGTTCTCTCTTGGAGCGTTTTCGACAACCACAGGATTCCCTGCGGCAGTTGCATTTTTTGAGCAGCGTTTGGTTTTTGCCAATACCACAGCAAATCCCCAGACCATGTTTTTCTCTGTTGCTGGAGACTTCACCGATTTTGCCATAGGAGTGTTAGACGACTCGGCCTTGGTGTACACGATCGGAAGTAATCAGGTCAACGTGATTCGATACCTGACCAGCTCCCGGCAGCTCTTGGTTGGAACATCAGGTGGTGAGTTTGTGGTACGCGCAGGATCGGTCGATGCGCCAATCAGTCCCACTAACACGCAGATCAAGCGCCAGGCCAGTTATGGTTCTGCTGATATACAACCGATTACTGTTGCTAACGTGGCCTTGTTTGTACAACGCGCAGGGCGCAAGTTGCGAGAGCTGACCTACAACTTTGATACTGATTCTTATATCGCGCCCGATATGACTCTGCTTGCGGAGCATATTACAGAAGGTTTGATCAAAGAGATGGCGTTCCAACAAGAGCCAGATAATGTGGTGTGGTGTATTCTTCAAAACGGTAAGTTTGTTGGCATGACCTATAGAAGAGAAGAAGAAGTTGTCGCATGGCATGAGCATATCTTTGGCGGTGTCAGCGGGGCTTGTACGATTACGGTCACAGATTTTGCGAACATAGCAGTAGGAACTACGCTGACTTTTACAAAGTCTGATGGAAATACGGTAACATTTACATCTGAAGCTTCCAGCGGTGAGTCTCCCTCTTCATCGCTGGGCTTCAGGCCCAATGAATCAAATAACACAACAGCAGATAATATCTTTACAGCGGTCAACGCCCATGCTGATTTTACTGTAGCTAATCCCGCTGCGAATGTCGTGACGATTGAGGAAACGCAAAGAGCAGGGTCTGGGTTTCTTTCTGTTGTCAGCACCGATACGACTCGGCTGGCAACGACAGATCAAAGCTTTGCTCTGGCAGAATCGGTTGCAGTGATTCCATCTGAAACTACTGAGGATGAGGTCTACGTCCTGGTCAATCGCACCATCAATGGAGCAACCAAACGATATATCGAGCGCATGAAGCCGATTGAGTTCGGAACAGACATTGAGAATGCCTTTTTTGTTGACAGTGGCCTCACATACTCTGGAAGCGCAGCGACGACTATCAGTGGCTTGAATCACCTAGAAGGGGAGAATGTTCGGATCATTGCGAATGGATCAACCCATCCTGACAAGCTTGTAAGTAGTGGCTCGATTACGCTCGATCGCTCAACAACAAAAGCGCATATCGGGTTGTCCTACGAGTCAACACTGCAGACGATGCGGGTCGAGGCTGGCGGGACAGAGGGAACCTCTCAGGGAAAGACAAAACGCATACGAGATCTGACGCTACGTGTCCTGAACTCTGTTGGTGCGAAGGTCGGCCCGGATGAGAACAATCTTGAGCTGATTCCTTTTCGGGACAGCTCCATGAGTATGAACGAGGCGGTTCCTCTATTCACAGGGGATAAAGACATTGAGTTTCCATCGGGGTATGATTCAGATGGGTTTATTGTGGTGAAGCAGGATCAAGCACTCCCCTTGACAATCCTATCAATCTTCCCACGTTTACAGACGTTTGATAGGTAAAGTATGTCCAATCCATACGTTATAGCTGCTGGTGTTGGCCTCTCGCTTCTGGGGGCGCAAGCCCAGGCGCGGAATATTGAAAAAGTTGGCGGCTTCAACGCTGCTATTAGCGATCGTAATGCGAGAGCTGCACAACAAGCAGCGGAACAAGAAAAATTTTTCGGGGAGCTTGACGCTGTTGATTTTCGCACTCAATACAAAAAGTTGGCAGCGAAACAGCAGACTGCTTTAATTAGATCAGGTTTCGATATTGACTCAGGAACATCTCTTCAGATCAAATTAGCCAGCGCAAACAATGCTGATAAAACTTTACAGCAGATCAGCATCAACGCAGCAAGAAGGGCATCTGATCAAAACGAGAGAGCGATCAATGCGACTTTGCGTGGGCAAGTGACCCGGCTTGAGGCGAAGGCTCAGGCGTCGAATGTAAGAGTGAGCTCAGTCGTTCAGGCTGGTAAAACCCTAGCGGCGGCGGGGTAGTCATGAAAGTCCCTCTGTATGATGAAACAATAAGGCGACAGACCGGAGGTACTGGCGGCGCGTTGACGGTACAAGCCTCTGCTCAAGCCCTTGCTGGTGCAAATCCTTTACAGAGCCTCGGCGATGCTCTGGTTGAGTTCGGCTTTGAGAAGGCTCGGATCAAAAATGAATCTCAAGCAACGAACTCTGTCACAGCCGCTGAGCAGGATATGCAAGATATCTTGGATAAGTATGATCGACTCCCGGTCGATTCTGTTGAGGAAGACAAGGTGCTTCAAGAGTTAGACGGGGTTGTAAATAATTATCTTGGAGTAAAAATCAATCCCTTAACTGAGAAGCCCTTTCTTGAGAGTAAGACCTCAAAACAACTTTTTGTCACATCGGTGCAAAAGAGCCTCTCCAAGTTCAAGCTTGGGTTTCGCCAAAGTCACGGCGCAAAAACTCTTGCTGTTGCAAAAGAAAACACAATCCGTGGGATTACAACGGATACCAATGAGATAATCGCAACTGATAATCAGCAAGATGCGCTCGGAATGTTGAACGCATTAATTACCACTGCAACCACCGAAGTCACAGATGAGCGTGGTCAGTCCTCTGTACAGTATTTAGGGACAATCCCAAATGCGCTGTCGAAGGGATACTTAGATGTTAAAGGCTCTATAGAAGTCTCTGAAAGTGCGCTTAAAAACATTGTCACTGGAAGGACTCGGAAACTTTTTTTTGAAGGCGGCGTCTTAAAAACGGAGCCTGAAGATGTGGTTAAAGAGCTTAGACTAGGAGCCTTGGAAGATGACGTTGTAAAAAAAGCGTTCAGTCTTCTAGACGAAGATG